GGAACACACGTGTGAGTTGCTTGGAGTCGCTGTTGGTGCCGTCGGTGGTGCCCTCGTTGCTGTCCGTGTCACGCCTCCTGATGCTGACCTCCATTGCGAACGAGGGTATGTTGGTGCGCGAGAACATAATCTTCTCCACCGGGTTCTGGATGTTTCCGTAGTCGGTGCTGGTGGTCTGCATGTTGGGGCTGCCGTTGGAGTTGTCGGACATGTATCTGCAGAAGTAGATGTCAGTGTCGTCGGCATGGGAGAAGTTGAAGGGGTCGTCGACCCATATCTTCTGGCTGTTTATGGCGACTATCCTCCTTATCTCTGTCTTGATGGCCTTGCTGAGAATCTCATTCGCGCCGTTGGTGGGCCAAGTCCCGTCGCTCGCCGTCTCCCTGTATGTCTTGATGTCGGTCGTGTTGAACTCGGGTATGATGACGTAGTCACCCGCAGCGGGCGCCTCGTTGTCGCTCGCGCCCAGTTCGCTGACAGCGGTGCCGGTGTAGGCGAAGTATGAGTCTCCGGGTGAGATGGTGCCACTGGTCTCCATGTCAGTGCTGCCTGTCGGGCCGCACAGTGCAGAGGGGCTGTAGTAGAGAGTGTCGGATGCTGTGATTTGCACTTTCGTCCCTTGGCTGAAGGTGAGCGTGCTGGATGCCCCGCTGTCGCTCGTCCCTGTGAGCCTGCCGACGTATGTACCGTCGGACTTGAAGACCGCATCACCAGCGGCCACTGCGGATACTGAGTCTGATACGCCGATTGCGCCTGTGGTGCCAGCGGCGCTCGTGCCGTCGGGTGTGACTCCTATGCTGACGAGGGGCAACTTGGCAGCCTCATGGCCGAGGCAGTAGTACAGCCATCTGGCGTTGTGCATGTTGGACTCGAAGGAGCCTCCGGTGTTGAGGAACCTGCCCGGAACCTGAACGGCGACGTCTCGACCAAGCCCGACCACATGGTACCTCTTCAGGTCCACTTTGGTCTCAGGCAGTGAGACTGTGTTGACGAGGCCCACGAACTGGTCGGTGAGCACACGCTCAGCGCTGCTCGAGGCTGTGGCGTTGTAGGCCATTGACACGTCCATCGATGGTGTTGCGAATGGTAGAATCTGCATCAGGTCACTTAACTTGGAGTCTATGTTGCCGCTGCTGTGGTCTGTTCGCAGAGCGGGTGTGATGGTTAATTCAGTTCTGTACTTACTATCACCGCCTTGGACGACGGTGTGCTTGACGATGGTGTACGAGCGCCCTGATACGGAGAAGTCATCATCGGTGCTGAAGTTAGGGCTGCTGCTCAGTATGGAGAAGACCACCTTGGAGCCCACGAGCATACCAGTCGGACATTGCAGTATCGAATGACCGTCAGTTCCAGCATGAGCGACTGCAACGGGAGTGGATGCTGCCCCACCGCTGAAGGTGATGATGCTGGTGTCGGCGACGAGGTCGCGTGCCCCTGTCTTCGCTCTGAAGAGGAAGGAACCGGCATAGTTGTGAGGGAGGTTTATCGCTGATTCATGACCGAATGTGACTTCGGTCAAATCTCCCTTGTACACTGTCGATGGCATGCTTACACCTATGGGATGAGTTCCGCGAAGATAACAACTTCTACTTGGAACGTGGTTCTGAACAGGAATTTGGTCCTGTCGGACAAATCCGTGCGGGTTTTGTAGACGATGCGGTCCATGTTGGAACCGTCACCCTTCCTCTTGAGATGCACTATCCTCCGTATCTCGTTCTCCATGAGTTGCTGCTGCTTGCGGCTGCGCATCGTCCTAGCGTCGAGTGTGATGTTTATTCTGGTCGTCACGAAGTCGTAGAGCAACTCAGGGGTCTCCTCGTTGTGAGCCGTCTCGAACACGATGACGTAGTCCTTGTTCCTCATGTCGAGCCTCTTGCCCCTCTCTGGACTCACGTCGGCGACGTCCATCACGACCGGCTTTATCCCGTTCGTGTTGCCTCTGTTCCAGTTCTCGTTGAGGATGTCGATGACGAGGTTGATGCCCTCACTGTATGTTGCTACCACGCTTTCTCACCACCATTCGCTCGAATGCTCGCACAGCGCTGTTGTTCTCCACCGCTCTGAGATAGGCGGAGGTGTCAGGCACTATCGCTCCTCGCTTGAAGTCGAGGTTGTAGTTGCTGTAACTGGAGTTCTCTGTGACCATCCTAGATTCTATCCTCATGGTAGTATCCTCGTCGGTGTCTCTCCCATCAGGTATATCGGAGAGCGAGCGCTCCTCCTGCTCTATCCTCTGTCTCTGGTACTCAGGGGTCTGCGTGAACGCCTGACGGAGTTCGTCCTGCAAGTCGTCGTTCTCGCTGAAGTAGTCCGACATCTGCTTCAACAGCATCTTCGTCTCAACAGACGGTCTACTCAAAGGCTACCACCTCTATGTAACGTGGTAGCGTTCTGTCTATGTCCTGACGATAGAGTTGAATCTTCGATGCGAGGTCCACGTTCTGAGAGCCCTCTGGGATGAGGGTGCTCCTGTCGTCGCTCATCAGCACGTCGATGGCCACCATCTTGGTGCATACGTCCTCGATGGCCTGCTCGACGTATCTCTCACCGTAGATGTACGCGACCTTGACGGCGTTCCACTCGAAGAATGGGTATGAGTTGTTGAAGTAAACTATTCCCATCTCAGCGTCGAGCCAGAAGTCCCTGAGCCTTCCCTTGTCGCCGCTGGAGGCGCCCCCCTGCAAGTCTATGGCGAATCTGTATTGGTTGATTGTAGCATCTGCGGTGCCCATTCCGGTAGCATTACCACCTCCGAAACCACCCACTTGCTTGCATTTGACGAAATTAATGTCAGTCTTACCTTGGTAGAAGATTATGTCACTGGTATCGGCGCCGACAAGAAAACCTGATGGTGCGAAGCCGTCCGTGGATGCGACTGTGATATCCATCGTACCGGCACTTACGTCGCCTGTAGATGAAACGGCAGTCACTGATTGAGAGTGAGTTTGGGAGAGTTCTATGTTGGTAGTTGGATTTCCAAGGGCGGCAATTGTGCAGTCCTCACCGCCGACGGAGTCCCTCATGCTGGTTATCTTCACCACTCCTGAGCCGTAGTCGGCATTGGCGCTTGCGAGGAACTCGTTGTGGACTGCCACGTTCGATGTCGAACCGGGCATGATGAGCGCATCCCCATCTAAATCTGCGAACTCTATTGCAGTTGCTGATACCCTATCCTCCTTGTTGATGAGGTCAGCGAGACTCTGTGCGTTGCTCATGTTGTCCAAGTCTATTCTGAACTTGGCATTGTCGTGGGTGACTGCCCCGCCCTCACCTATGGACACTGCTTGCAGTGTAGCATAGACCCCTGCACCGTTGGCTATGAATACTTTACTGGTATTCTGCATGTCAGTCCCACTAACGGATGAGTTAGCGGAGGTCTTTTTAGCGAATCTGAGGCGAGCCTCAGCAGCGCCTATCTCCCTGTAATCGTCGCCCTGCCACAGTTCGACCCTCAGCAGTTGCTGCACGTTGCGGAATAGGAGCGGCGTGGTGCCGACGTAATCCGTGTAGTATCGACGCCTGTACGGCTTGTACGTGTCGAAGTTGATGTACTCGGCAGAGACCAGATTGGGTCTCCACGAGTTGTGAGTCATGTTGTCTATCCTGTCCTGTGCGCGTAGGATGAGCGTCTTCACCTTGTCATACGTGATTCCTCTGGTCCTACCGTTCGTGAAAGAGGCGGTATTCTGCACATAGCCGTTGTCAGCCGTCTCGTAGAGGCCCGGATTGATGGCGGATGAGAATGCCAGTTTCACACCGCTGACGGTGGAGGTGATGGCGGTGATTGCGCGTTCCAGCCCCATCGGGTCCGCATCGCTGTAGATGAGTATGGTGTCGCCCACTGAGAATCCTATGTTCCTGTAGTCCGCTCCTGTGACGAACACGGCGTTCGCCTCGGCGTTGGAGGACATCAGCACGGCCTCTTGAGGGCCTATCTCGAGGAGGTCAGCGACTTTCTGAGGGGTGGTGTACACCAGAGCGGTGGGGTCGAGGGGCCTTGTCTCCGGCTCACCGGGGCTGAACACCTGTGGCATTACCGCCCCTCCTGCAATTCATGAATGTGGTCTCCTTCATCTACCGCTAATTCTGCCAAGAAGCGCCTGTCATCATCCTGAGAAATGGTTATCGGTGTTTTCTGATTTTCGATTTGTTGAATATATTGCATCAATTCCTTGTAAGTTTCATTTTCAGGGTGAGTGAAGTAAGGGTAGTTTTTAGTATAATTATCTAGCAACTCATCGAAGGCTATTGCACCACCTCGTGCTACTACCTTCTCTTCATCATAGTATTCATCGTCGTCACTCGGGGCTACTAACTCCTTCAAGAATACCCAAGACTCGTTGAATGCGCTCACAGTCTCCCCTCCTCATAACGAAGGATGTCTGCATTCTCTGCTGCTCCTCTTGTCAAGAAGCGCCTTTCTTCATCCTGCATGGCTGTTAACGGTGTTTTCTGATTTTCAAGTTGTTGAAGATATTGCATTAAATTGTTGTATGTTTGATTTTCAGGGTGAGTGAAGTAAGGGTAGTTGTTTGTATAGTGACTTAGCAACTCATCGAAAGGTACCCCACCACCTGCTACTGTTATCTCTTCAAGGCGAGACTTACCAGCAGGAGTCTTGTAGTCACCGACATCATACAAATAATTCAATTCAGTCGGCGGTCCATACTCGCCTTTCAAGAATACCCAAGCCTCGTTGAATGCGCTCACAGTCTCGCCTCCTCGTCTCTGTGTGCCATGTTGTACTCCATCGGCTTTTCGCATGCACCGCATGTCTCCCTCCACATGAAGTGTAGGAATCCACAGTGCTTGCAGCGCGTGCCAGCGCCTATGTTGAGCACGTCGCCTACGTTCTTGTTACGTTTGCGCTGCTCTGATGTCACACCGGCGAGGGGCTTGTCCTCTGAGAGAACATTACCCTCCCCGATGCTCGCTGCGTATCGGACATTGGTCTTCTGAGCGACTGACAGGTCTTCGATGTCAAGCGTGCGTAACTCGAACCCCATAGTCTCCCCTCATCACGAGAAGGACCCGACTACAAGATAGATGTTACCCAACTCTCGCATGCTTACCCACCTCAGACTGTGTAGGTGAGTAGGAAGTAGTGTTGGCCGAGCGACATGAAGGGCTCGACGCTAACGAGTGCCGTTGTGCTTGCCGCCGCTACCCCAAGAGCACCTGTGCCACCTGTGGCTCGTAGGTCTGCTTGTATTGCCGCTGTCGCTGTGCCGTCAGCGACCTGCTTGGGGGTGTATGGACCGATTACTCGGTTACCATACCCACTTAGTACTGCCATCTAGGTCACCGCCTCAACTGCGGTGTCCCATAGCGAACCATGTACCGTCTTGCCCGTTCACGTTCTGGATGACCAGAGAGGTGCCGTTGATGAGTGCGAACACTCCATCGACTCCTGCACCAGTTCCAGCGGTGCTGCTTCCTGCGACTGCGTTGCATGCAACTATGTCGGCTAGTATGCTGGAGAGGTCTATTGTGCCTCCAGCATCGGAACCACCATTGGTGAAGGTGCCTGTAACCATTAGCAGGTTACCCATTACGTGCGGTCTTGTGTCTATTGTACTAGCAAATGCCATATTTTAATCACTCCTGTGTTTCTTCTTCAAGTTGTTGCTCTACTACTGCCTCTACCTCATCTTCCACCACTGGCTCTGGTTCCGGTTCTGGTTCCGGTTCTGGGGCTGGTGGGTTCAGATGCTGGTCGACGAGTTGTAGCAATTTTGTTTTAGTCCTGTATGACGAGCGTGCGAACTCGACACCCTGAGAGTCGAGCCACGCGGAGATGTCCCCACGTCGCCACGACTCGTCAGGTATGCCGTCTGCACCTTCGTCCGTTGTTGGCGCCTCGTCTCCCTCTAGGGAGAAGTAGGGTGCCACAAGCCAGTTTCGCCATTCGTCGACCCATGCTTGTGAGACATCCCTAACTTCACCCCGAGTGAAATCAGGCGTATACGCATCAGGACTACGTCTGTAGAAAGACGGTCCGTGGTAGCGCACTGAAGGCAGTTCAATCACCTCACTCTACGAGTAGTGTGATAGAGTTACCGTTCGAGGTAGCCTCTGCGGTCAGAGTAAGAACCAGTCCGCTGAAAGTGGCGATGTCGTGGTCGTTGGCTGCGCCGTTGACCTGTCCGACTATTGCTACTATGCTGCTTAGGCTGACTCCGTTCGTCCCACTGAAAGTCAATGTGTCTGCGCTTGTGTGGTCTTTGTCGTACTGGACCGTAATCATGCGCAGGCTTCCACCAGCGGTGTTCGTGTCATCGTTGTTGGTAGCATTGAAGGGTGTTAATGCTCCGGGGTATGCGTCTGCTGCCCCACCTGCACCATCCAGCCATCTTGTGCTGCCTGCCTGTGCGCCTGTTCTCATGTCTATGTCAGCGAGGATGGAGACGCTTGAGAACTCTCCATCATCGAAGGCTATTGTTATTCCATTGCTTGTTATGCTTGTTGCTGCCATTTTTCATCACCTATTTTATCTCCTAGTTCGAGACCTCACTGAAGGTCTCTCACACTCCCCTGTGCTCCGAAGAAAGTCGTCCACATCTCACCCATGGTTCGGTACAGTCCTTCCTGACCGAGCCTGTTGATGGCGAATGGGTCGCCTGTCTCAATTCCACTCTCGTAGTACTGCGTTGGTATTGCAGTGCTGAAGTATAGATAGTCGGTGTCGAGGAAGTACATCCTGCTGATACCGTCTTTCGGCATGTCCTTGGTCGGGATGATTGGAACGCCGTTGTATGTAGCGACGATGAATCCGGCTTCCATACCGGGAACACCCTTCACACCGTTGTAGGTGGGGGTCACTCTCTTCTCCTCCATGAACCTCTGCTGGGACTGTAGCAGTTGCTGTAGTCTCATCAGAGTGTCATATCCTGTCAGGATGACTTTCGGGTTTCCACCGCGCTCCCAGACTTGCTGGAAGAGCGTGTCAAGGTGGTCGAGGCTGAGTGTTCTGTTAGCGCTGCTTGAGTCAGCGTTGTCCTCAGCGAAGGCCCACGTGTTGGCGCTTCTGTCGATGGAGTAGATGTCCTCGTCTCCAGCATCATAGTGAGTGCCGGAGGTCATGCTCGTGTTGCCAGTCGTGACTCGGTCGAGAGACTCGAAGTTGTTTCCAGCAGCGGTCGTGACGTCCGTGAGGAGCATCTTGTTGACCATCTCAGCGTGGTGCTTGCCCATCTCTTCCTTCATGACTGCTCGGATGTCTCCGAGGCCGTCGTCCTTGTCGGCGAGGAAGATTGCAGTCTCCGACATGTCGAAGGTGTGTGCAATCGTCTTGGGCTTTGCAGCAACGTGCTGGAAGACAGGCTTCACTGTGTCAGGAAGAGTGCCGTTCTCTGCTACGCCGCCGTGTAGGCTGCCACCATTGGGCTTCTCGGTGATGACTCTCCATCCCGACCTGTCCCAAGGTCTCTTTGGCAGGATGCTGAAGGCGTTGAACTCTTGGTTCAGTTGCGACCAGACCTTGCGACCGTAGATTGCTTGGTAGGTACCAGCAGTCGTGGATAGCATTGGTGCATCCGCTTTCAATAGTTCACTGCCCGAGTAGGAGTATCCCATTGCGTTTCCAGCGCCGTAGTAGTAGCGCTCCATGTCTGTTATTGTTCGTACGTAATCTCGTGCCATTCATAATCACCTCAATTGCTTATTCAGGCCCCCCTGAAGGCCTTGGTTGCGAGGTTGTGCACCTCGTCCCACGACATTGACGCTAGGTCAGCGGTGGAGGGAATCTCTACAGATGGTACATCAGCGGACTTGGTGATTGTCTCACCGGATTCTGCTGGAGCACTGATAGCCTCGACGCGCTCTGATAGAGCGGCGATGGACTTCTGTATCTCGTCAAGTGGACCGCGTGCGTCGAACTCTAGGGCTGCAGCCTTGGTGAGTTCAGCGTTGCGCTCTGACTCGAAGCGGGATGCGAACTCCCCTTCTAGGGATTTCTTCAACTCTGCCTCGAGCATAGCGGCCTTGTATACCTCGTATGCGGCTTCCACGTCAGCGGAGGAAACAGCGTCTGGGGTCAGGTAGTCGGATTTTGCGACTTTGGACCTCTTGCCCTTGCCACCAGCGCCGAACTCGGCCTTGGGGGTCTCTGGCTTGCCGTCTTCCTGTTCCCTGCCGGGTGCTTGCCCACCGAAGTAGGAACCGCCGTCTCCGATGGACTCTGGGGTAGAACCTAGGTTGCCTTTCGCCACATCATCGAAGTGGGTTCGAGCACCTGCTACGTCCACACCAGCGGACTTGAGGGTGTTCTCCATCCAATCGAGATATTCTGAGGAGATGACGTCAGAGTACTCTTCGGACTTTTCAACGTCCTCGGATTTCTCCTTGTCATCTTTCTCTTCTTTCTTGTCGTCCTTCTTGTCTTCCATATGCTCTTTGAGTCCAGCAGGCATGCCTTTCTCGAATGCATCTAGACGACCTTCGAGACGTGAAAGAACGTCTGTCATTTGCGTCATTACGTCGTTTTCTTCTGTCATTTTTGTCACCTTGTTTTTGTTTTTATCTTCTTTAAGAATCTTGAACGTCGCCTCTGGGTTGATGCCTCGCTCGCAGATTGTAATCTCATGTAGTTCTAACTTGCTGATTTCTTGGTAGTCTCCATGCTCGGGGTCCGACTTCCTCACTCTCTTGAATGCCTGACCAT